AAACCCTTCTCCTGCCCCGCTATTACCGGGATTTATTAGAAGAGAGGCTGCTCCTGTAGCTGCTTGAGCAGTACTGCGGGCAGCGGCTGCCCCCGTTGCTGTATACATTGTCACATCCGTAGCCTCAATACTTGGGTTTGTTACCCAATTTGTTGCTACCTCTCCTTTACCAGCACTAAGTAAAGTACTAGCTGATGTGGAAAGTGCCTGTCTAAAGGGTTGGTATTTAGTGATCGAATGTACAGACTGCCTAGTGCTAGAATCTACCTCAAATTCTTTAATGTCTGTATGCCGTTCATTTGCCATATTGGGTTCCCCCTGTTATTTAATTATCCGAACCATTCCAAAAATAGCTGAAAGAATTACTGTAGTGTGTAAAGCTAGTATGCCCACTACTCCAGTTATCCATTTAGCCCCAAGGAATCTACTTCGCCAATTTTTAATTTGATCTATATCTTCATCCATTCGATCTAACTTGGAACAAATATTCTCCGTTAAAACTGAGTGGGTTTCTATGTAATTATCTAATCTCTCCATATAAACTGCAAGTTTAATGTTTAAATCTTCTGTTACTTGTGTCATGAGTTACCCCAACGCCTTTACTAAAATAAGTATATCCATATCGTTGCCTCCTATGTAAAAGGGGGGCAGAGCCGTGAGAAACTCTACCCCCGATTAGTTTACGATTAGGCGTTTAGATCGCCAATTTTTGCTTGAACCCAAATGTTCTTTACTCGCATTTCACCCATTGTATAGAGTAGACCCCTAACAACGAGAGCATTGGCGGCAAAGTAGTCACGGTTCTCTACGTATTGCGTAGGTTGTGCGACTGCCATTTCAATATAATCTGTGTCCAAAACATAAATGTTTGATCCTAGAACAGCATCGTTAGAAGCTATTGACTTAGGAGTATCCGCATCTGGTAGAATTGGAATTCCCATGTAAGTAGCTAGAACCAGACCAGTTCGTGTACCGGGGAATGTTCTCTCCGATCCGACTCCGACCTGATATTCTTCCTGTCCCATATACCTCTGATTGGAGTTAAGCAATCTTTCCAATCGGAAATACTGATCGTGACCCATAAGAATTAACTTAGGCTCACCACCATTCTCTCTGATTTTCTGAATAGCTGTATCAATCATGGTTAGTGTAAGATCACGCCCTGTACCATTGTTCATGCTGACAGAAGCAGCGGCGTTCCAACCACCAGCAGTTCTGGCGGCAGAGATGTCATAAGCACCAGTAGAAACAGGCACTCCGCCTGCATCTGCACCGTCTTCACTTACAACGTCATCAATAGAAGTAAATCCTGCTCTACTGACAACGAAAGCAGCGTCACCATCAACAGGGGTCTGAGCAAAGGTTTCGCCTGTAAAGGTTACAACCCCTCCAGAAACGCTGTCTACAGTCAAACCTGAGTCGTTAATAACTGCTGAAGCAGATGTGTCATAAAGTGCTATTTTGTCACCAACCCTAAAGTGCGTTCCATAAGATGTTGGAACAGTAATTGTTGCGTTGGTTGTGTTAGAACCAGCTGATAAAATAGAAGCTGATCCTGCAAGTAGTTCTGTGTTAATTTCTTTTACGTGGTCGATCTGAGCATTTTCGTTTTCCAACGCCAGAACGTCCCCAATACCGCCTTCAAGTTGAGCGGTAAAGACGGATTTGACCGATGCACCAAAGGTGGTCGATACTATTCTCGGTAGAGAACTAACCGTCTCAATATTGGAAATGTCTACAGTTGGTAGGTTACCTGTCTCTGTAACAGGTCGGGATCGTCCAGAACCTCTGTCTGTCCTTACCCTCCAACCAGCTGTATTGCCCCATACTACACGGGGAATAGCGTTAAAGAAACGAGTTTGGTTGTTCAGAGCCTGCCACACTTTTCGTCCATAAGTTGTGTTAAAAATCCCGGTGGCGGTATCAACTGTGAATGGAGTACCTACTCCAGCACCTGACTTCATAAAATAGTCAGGGCCGAACACAGAAGAATAAAGTCCACGCTGGGACTGCGAAATATATTCCGCAAGTGATGGATTTGCCATTAAATTCCTCCTCGTTTATTTATTAAAATTAGTTGATCAATTCTCTAGGAAGCCCATCAGTCTCTCCTGCTTCTAGGCGATACTGTATGTTCCTAAGTTCTTGATACGACATGTCCATTAGCTGATCAACAGTATCTACTACTGAGTCAGCACTCTTCTTTAGTGGTGTAGAACCGTCTACACCTAGCCCTATCTGAGCATCCTTTTGGATAACTTTAGGGGCTACAAGACCTGTCTCTTCTCTGAAGCCCATCTTTCGTAATCGATCTTCGGCTTCAGTTTGTACGGCTTTCGCCATGTTTGCCTCATAATCAGCGATTTGCTTTTTGAGGTCATCTAATTGCTTTTCCATACTCTTCTCTTCTACCATGTCATCGTCTTCGTCCTCGCCATTCCCTGCTTTATACATTCCGCCTTTCTCCTCGTCTTCATCAACGATCTCTTCAGCGGAACCTTCGTCTGCCTTTTCCATGTCATCCTCGTCCTCATCTTCCATTGCAGCCTTCAACATTGCTTGAATAGTTGCTTGCTGGTCTTTGATGTCGGACTTAATATTTACTGCTTTCTCTGCATCAGCTGCGCCTGCGGCGGATTTGCCTGCGGATCGAACCTTAGTTCCATCTACATCCAAACCATTATCAGCCTTCAACATAGCAGCGACTTCGGTAGCAACAGCTTTAACAAGGTCTGCTTTTTCAGCAGCCTGTGTTTTTTCCATTTCCTCTTGCTCCTCGTCTTCGTCTTCCTTGGATAGTCTGTAGTCCATTTTTTGTAGAACTTCTGCAACAGCAGCTAGAGCCAAGTTAGTACCTTCCATCTGTTTTTCAACTCTATCGAGTACTTCATCTGCCATAGTGTTTACCTCCTATTTGGTATAAACTTTTGCACTAGCAGTTGGTCTAAGCCACTTCCGACTACCAGTAATTATAAAAATATGTAGTTTAACTATAAAACCACTCTAATTTATTATACTAAAGTTATAGAAAAATCCTACGCTATTCGGATATTTCCTCTACTATTTCCCCTTTTGTTAGGCGTAGAATGTCATTTCTAAAGTCGTATAGAGGAACCTGTATAAGTTTCTTTAATTTCTCACATTGGTTACCTTCAGGAAGAGACGCTTCTACTAAATCAAGTACCTTTCCAACCATACGAGAATGTCTCGCAATAATAAATTCTTGCTCCGCTGTTACCTTTGTTACATCTACCATAGTTTTCTCTCCTTCATTTCTCTAGAACCTTACTATTTTAAAGACTGTCTTTAATTGCTTGCTTTAGAATTTCATTAAAGGAATCTCCTAAGAAATTATCTTCATAAGCTTTAGTAAAAAATTTCGATCCTCCAATACTTGGAGTATTTTGTGCCATATACCAATTACCTTTTCGTGTTTTTATTGGTTTCCAGCCATTGTATTCTCGTATTTGATCTTTAACTTGTATTGTCCTCCCGGATTTTAATTTTCGTGTATGTCGTCTTACTCTTTGTTTGTATATACCGATAATAGGTCGCCCTTCTTTCCCTCCATCAAGGTCTGTAACGCTAGGATCACGAAATCCAACCTCAATATCGTCTGCGCCTATTTGTATATATGCAGAGTCTTTGGGTATTTGATCTGCGTAATCAGGATAGTTCTGCACCATATCAATATACATTTTTTGGGCAGCTGTTTTTAAAGCTGCCTTTGTTGCTTGATGTAATATCTGTGCCGATAAAGCTACCATAAATATCTCCTTATACCCGTATATAATATTATACTGAATTAATCCAGATTTCAGGAATAATGTCTGTAAACTTACTTTCTATATCATCATAACGATTTAAATATAAAGTTTCTTTACCTACGCAACCGTATTTCGGATGCCAATATGTTACAATTTGTTTTGGTGGAGTAAATACTTGTAGTCTCTGTAAAGCAAATTCATCACCACCTTTCATCGTACCACAAATATGAATCTCTCCTGTTCCAATATCGTACTCATCAACTCTATGGAAATGCCCTAACATAACAGAATCAAAATGATCAGGGATAGCTGTGTTACTATTATCTGCTGCTCGTCCATATTCAAATACTGAACGCATTTTAGCAATTGTATTCATAATAGTTGTTCCTGATCCCGCTCCTGAAATAGCGTCCCCATGCATCATCAATACTTTTCTATCATATACATCGAATGATGTAGCAAAACTACGAGGAATCTTAAAAGTTATATTCTTTTGATTAGCACAAAATGCAGCAACCCATTGATATAACATATAATCCCAATCCATATACTTGTCTTTCATTGGTGGTTTCCTAGTCATTCTACCATGATTACCTACAACACATGGCACTTCAATTTCTTGGAAGTGTGGTGCGAAAAACATTATAGCTTGGGCAATTAAGTTTGCCCCTCTAATCATTTGTCCCATACAATGATCAATATTACTCCTAGCTAACTCTTCATGAATATCTCCACTAATCATATCTCCTAACATAGGAACAATTAGTTTATTAACTGGAGCAATGTTTCGTCTTAATTCAACGAGGTTGTAAACTGATTCAGCCCAACCACTTAATCGTTTGTTGAATATATCTATATCATATTGATTTAAACCAATCATTTGATCAGCTTTTACAAAATCTCCTACGTGAGTATCTGTAAGTGGAGCAACTACAATCTGATCTGTGTTACTTTTCCCTTTGTTTATTGGGGGTTTTGGTATCTTAACTGCTTTAAAAGCAGGCACTAAATCTTGAATTATCTCTTCTACTACATCTTTTCTTGCTTCTCTTTTGGAAGATTGTTCATACATCTTCTTCCAATAAACTGATTCAGCCTTAAAGGTTTGAAGTTTTTTATCTATCTTTAAACGTTCTTTAGAAGAATCTAATACATCGTCACTCTCTTCTATCTCAAATTCGGAAAGGATGTCTTTGTCGTGCCAACGTTGAACCGTTGTTCGATGAACTTCCACGCCGTATTCTTCTAGTATCCACCTCGCTATTCCCGTCCATGTCTCTCCTGTCGCTCTCTTTCTTCCTATTTCTAATCTTGCCTGTTCTGGAATCATAAGTCCTCCTTACCTGTAATGTAATTACCTTGCCACATGTAATACATGACAAGTCTTGATCTGCGTTTACACGCATCTTACCTTCGCATTTGGGACACACTATAACAGAAAAATTATTTTCCGTCAAGTGCTTTATCTTTCATTAACTGTAATATGGCATTGGAAACTGGATGTATGGGCTGATCATCTTCTTTTGCTATATTATATAAGTGACCCATAGCTTTCTCAAATTCAGTATCATAATACTCATCGTCTTCATCCTCAACATCTAAACGTGCCGTTCTTTTTAGGTCATCAGTATTATCATAAGGCCCCCATGCCATTGGTTGTTTTGATAAGGCAAAAGCCCTACTTTGTCCTACACTATTATCGGGGAGAGAGCCTTCACCACCTGTGGGTGGGTTTGCGTTTTCTTCCATTGAATTCCTCCTCTTCTTATCTTGATCTGACAATATCTTAATTTTATTTTCCATATCTCTTTGCTCTGCTAATACAGCACTTTCAGAAGGTAAGTCACCTGTTCTCTCTACAGGTTTTTGTAAATCATCTTCATCTTGTTTTAACAACCATTCTACTAATTCTAGTCCAGCAGACTTCTTAACTGCCTTTTTAGTAGGTGATCCATCTGTTAAATACACCCCTAACTTTTCAACTCCACTTCGTTTCTTCTTGCTTTTTGCTTCCCGTTCTCCATAGGTTGGAGAGAAGATTCCTGCATTAGTTGATGTGAATACGGTTCCTCCAAAGGAACTCCCACTACTATCACCCCCGTCACCTTCTTTATGTAGATGCTGATGTGAATGAGCGACAGGATGTTGGGGTTTACGCTTTACTTCTTTTGGATCATCGTTAACATACGGAGGACTGCCTTTTGTATTTTCTTGTGGGGCTTTCCTGTAGTTCCGTTGTTCTGGATGTAAATAAGATTTATCTTTTAGAAGTTTTGCAGTAGGAGTATCTTCTGTCCAATCAAGTCGTTTTCTACGAGTTTTATCTCGTGGTGGGTAAGATGGATGATTTGTTAAAGGTCGTTCTACTAAATGTGGTTTTTCCCCTTCTAAGATTTGACCAATTTCTGTTTTTGCAAATCCAGCAGCGTGGGCTGCTCTTGCAACTTCTTCTGCCTTCTTTTTAGATTCAAAAGGCCCTTGACTTCCCCAATACCATTTACCATCTTTTTCTTTAATTGGCATTAGGCTTCGTCTTCATCGTCATAAGAACCGTCTTCAAAAGGATTATTTCGTCCTGCTGGTTGATATGATACACTAGGATTCGTATCTTTATTATTATCTAATCGAGCAAAGGTAGCTTTCTCCACAGAAAGAACACTTCCTGCTCCTCCAAGGTCAGCTACATAATGAACACCTTCATTAGTAAACCAAAGCTTCTTGGCATCTGGAGATAGTTCTTTAACTATTGGAGCAGTAAAACCTTTCTCTAAAAGTGATCCAATCCATGTTTTTGATAAGGCATTCTTTTTATCCTTACGCAATCCTAACATACGTTCAGAAGCTTTTCGTTCTCTTGCTTCTGCGTACTCATCTATATCACGTTCTTCACCGGGAAGTTTCATGGAAGCGTCCGGGGTTATTCCCCCTGTTCGTCCATTGTACTTTCCTTCAGCTTTTAGTAACATTGCTTGCATAGGCATTCCACCACCTTCACCACCTTCTGCTTGTTGTTCCATTTGAAGTTGTTGCATTTGGAATTGTTGTTCTTGTTGGGCAACTTCCATAGCTTGTGCTTCGCCTGCCATTTCAGCAGATGGAACCATGTCACCAGAGATCATGAACTCAGCATCTTCTATAGGAACACCTTCCTCTTTTAAGGATACCGTAAAACCTAATCCTGCAAAAGCGGTTACAATTTGCGCCCTTTGTTGAATAAAACTAAGTTTAGTTGCTTCTGCTTTTTCTTCAGGGTTAGGTAAATCTAATGACCAATCAGTAATTCCGAATGCATCTAATAGACGAGGGAATACTTTCTCTTGAAACATTCTTTGATCTGCTTCAACAACACGACTCATAACAACTAATTGTTGTGTTTGCGTAGATAATCCTCCAAAAGCTTCAGGTGCGCCCTGCCATGCAGGAGTAACACCCCACATAGATGCAATTCTTTCTCGTATCTCTTCCCTAACAGGGAGATAATCCATCTCTTGTAAGGTATGGAATAGTCTTACAAGGTCTACTCGACCCCGTTGACTTCTAGCAGATACTGCTACCATAGGTATATAGTTAGGGTCTACACGAGTTTGTGCTGCTATATGCGCCCGTTCTCGGCGTAGTGATTCGGGATCATCTGTTGTAACCATTAACATAGAAGCAGGCATCTTTCTTTCAAAGAAATACCTATATAGATTTTTATCCATTCCAATAAGAGTTAATGTCTTTTCAAATATAGTAAGTAATGGACTCCACCCATAAGTTTCCGATGGAGAAAATTTAGACATGTGAATAACTTCATCATCAAATAAATAAATATGCTGATTCCTGTGATAATATTTATACATGACCGAATACATTTC